CCTAAAGGGACTATTATCTTAGATGCCCCAACTGGAAGTGGTAAATCACTAATTGCTATGTGGTCCGCGCACGTCCTAAAAGAACTGGGTAAAAGAGGTTATTTAGTAACCTCTGATCTAATGTTACAAGATCAGTATGAAGAAGACTTTAAAAGGCTAAAACTTAAGTGGCCAAGTATAAGAGGAGTAGACAACTATAATTGTAACGTAAACGATCTGCCGTTCTCTCTTGCTGATTGTAAGATGAAAGGGATTGGGTATGAAGCTGCAGAGAAATTACCTTGCTGGGGAACCTGTGGGTATCTTCAGGGCAGAAAGCGCGCGAAGGAGCTACCTGTAGCTCTCTTCAACTATTCATATTATCTAATACAAAGGAATTATGTAGAGGATAAGATGCAAGAACAGGACAGAGAGATACCATTCCCTATAAGAGACTTTGTATTCTTTGATGAAGCACATAAGGTAGATAATATAGTACAATCACATTTCAGTCCTAGAATAGATCAAGGTACACCTAAGTTATTTAGAGAAGTGAATAGGTTTATACAGAAGCATGGTATAGAAGCTGCCTGGGTATCTGAGAATAGAATAGCAGATATTGTCGACCGCTTAATGCGGGAAGACGATCACCAAGAGCTTATGAGGCACATCAGCGAATTCAGAGGTATTGCCAAGGTTTACCGCAAGGCCAGAACTGCAGCCCTAAAGCGCAGCAAACAACAGTATCGGAATGGAGATGTCCCTAAGGATTGGCAGACTTTTTTTGGGCGAATGGATAGACTAAAAGACATTTGGTGTAAGTTTGATGACTATCATGACATAATTAAAGAACTAGGCACTGACGCGATTGTTATTAATAGGAAAGAGAATGAAGTTCAATTCTTATGTTTGGAAGAGGCAATGATGATTGATAAATTCTTACAGAAGAAAAGTGGCTTTAAAGTCTTTATGTCTGCAACATTAGGTGATATTAAATCATTTGCAAAACATACTGCAATGGGTAATGCGAGAGTTATTAGAATGAGTAATAATTTCGACTATAAAAAATCCCCCATCATTTTCGTCAACAGGCATAAACTATCTTTTAGAGAACGCGAACAAAATCTCCCTCATGTAGTAAAGACCTTAGACAAAATCCTAGAGAAACATAAAGGACAGAGTGGAATTATTCACGCAGGTTCCTATGATTTCATGAACTACATCAATCAACATTCAAAGCGTAGGTTTAATTTCATAACCTATGACATGGCTAAAGAGAGGAGTGGCGCGATTGATCTATTTAATAAAACAGCCGGTAAGGTCTTATTAGGGCCTTCACTATTAGAGGGTCTGGATTTAAAAGACGATAAGTCTAGATTCCAGATCTTTTTTAAAGTACCATATCCTTCTTTAGGAGATCCATTGGTGAAAGCCAAAATGAAAACATTTCCAGGATGGTATGATTGGAAAACAGGGATTGCAATACAACAGGGAGCTGGTCGTAGTATCAGATCGAAAGATGATTGGGCAGTCACCTATATCCTGGACGCGTGCTTTAGAAGTCTGATAAATAAAAAAGGGTCGTTCCCTCCATCATTTGAAGAAAGAATTAAAACAATATACTAATGGCAAATAGTTTACAAATTATAGATAACTTTTACGACAATGTCGATGACGTAAGGGCGTGGGCTTTATCAAGAGACTATGGTGTTATGGGTAATTATCCAGGCCAAAGAACAGCACCGGATATTAACGATGGTATAAGAGACTATATTTCTAGTCACATTGAACCTATGCATGGTAAAATCTTATGGCCAGATCCACATAACTTAGAAAGCTATTGTGGTTCTTATCAATATACTACAGCACAAGATAGAACTTGGATTCATGCTGATAGTGGTACAAAGTGGGCAGGAGTTTTATACTTAACACCAGACGCTCCTTTATCAGGAGGTACTGGTTTATTTAGACATAAAGAAACAGGCCTAGATACATTACCAAGAAATGAAGATGGTACTATTAACCAGAAACTATTAGACTATATCTACCAAGATTCACAAGATATGACTAAATGGGAAATGACAGATAGAATAGCTAATGTATATAATAGATTAGTAATTTATAGAGGTGATTATTTTCATGCGTCATTAGACTATTTTGGCAAAGACATTAATAGTGGTAGACTATTTCAAACATTCTTTTTTAACACAGAACAATAATATGGGATTTAACAAACTAAACTTACCAGAGGTAGACAAACTTAAAGAACAACTAGCACAATGGGGCACAGATGATTTCACAGCCTATTGGAAAAACCTATTTGAAAAGAGAGATGCCATCTGTGGTCCAACTAAGTCACATGACTTTATTAAACTTTTTCTAAATCGTGAGTATAATTATAGAAAGACTGGTCAACTTGAGTTTGACTTTGATCCGAAAGACATTTAAAAATAAAAATATGGCAACAGAAACAGCAGAACCTAAAGTAGCTAAAATTTACGTTTGGACTAAAACTGAACGTGCTGGGCAAATAGTAACTGAAGACTTTATTGAAGGTGAATTCACTGTATTTACAGACGGTACAAGATGTAGAACCTCTTTAATAAACGAAATGTTATTAGAGGCTAAAGATGAAATGAATGCATATAATTTAGCAAAACCTTTTTTAACTCCTGGGTTTACAAATAATGATAGTGGACCGGGTGGCCCTAAAGAAATAACTAAAGAGGCACCTAAAACTACTCAGACTACTGGAGAGGTAAATGTTATGTTAGAAATGTTAAAGAAGATCAGTGCAAAGAATACTATTTCTATGCCACTTGAACTTAATGTACCATCTAAAGAAGTCTATGAATTATTTAAGGATCAGATGGATATTACAAAATCAGATTTAAACGAGCATATATTGGAGCTTGTACTGAGTCAGATAGATAACTTACAAGAACAATTAAAGCCACAGGCTGAAGAATTTATTAAAACATACTACAATGGCAGAAAAGCAAATAGAAAACAACCTAACTCCAGAACAGAAGGAGCAAGTGGAGCAAGCAGTAACGACGCCCCAGACATCACATACTAATTGGAGTAGACAACAGAGACGTCGCATGATGAAGCAACAAGGTATTTTAAAGTACCTTAGTAAGTTGCCATACCTTGGTGAAGTTAGATCTAAGATAAGACAACAGAATTTAGAACAGGGTAGAAAGATTCATCAGCAACATGTTGATGCTAATGAAGCTCGTAATGCTGCTAGACTGGAACGTATTTTAGAAGGTTATACTAATGAAGATGGTATTAAGGTTCCAGGTTTAAAAGATAATTGGAAAGAACAAGGTTACAATACTAAAGAGATTGATATGCTAGAAGAAGCATGGGCTCTTAGTGTGATTAAAAATAAAGAAACTTATCAGGCTGATAAGAAAAAAAGAAAAGCGTTACGAAAAGAAGCTACAGCATCTAGAGACGCTAGACAAAAATAAATTAGTAGATGATTACTGTTCAAATCGAACCGGCAGATAACGGTGTGTTAAAGTTTCTCATTGATGATAATGTCAATGGAGGCGGTGAAGAATATACATCCAGAGTTGTATATGATTTTGAAGGCGCTGCTGGTAGGGTAAACCAAGTTAAGTTTTTAAAAGACTTAGTATTAGATTTAGGTTTGACCACTGGTACGCAGATGGATCCGAATGAATTAAAAATATCTACTGGTTGGGGTAATCAGTATGTCCCAAATAAAACTGAAATTAAAAATAAGATCGAAGCCCTAGAAAAAGAAATAGAAAGGCTAAGATCTTCGGAAAAGAAATGACACTACAAATAGAAGGTGTTTGGTGTAAAACTAGAACTGAGTTTGAAAAACTATCTAAGTCTGGTGATTATGATTTAACTATTTCATATTTTGATATAGTTAATAGACTTATTAAGTCGGATCCTTATAGCAAGGAACCTTCTGATATTATCGTATCACTGTATATTAGAAAGTTAATTCAAAAGCTGGTTGATGACCGTATAGAGGATGAGACATCTGATGCTAAATTACTCTATATGTTCAAAGACTTGAATTCAGATGCTATATTAAATTTTAAAAAGTTTATTAACGATATAACTCCTGTTGAGTCTCCCCTTAGTATGGATCTAATTATTATCAATAGATGTGATTACCCTAAAAAAGGTGTACTCAGCAAGTTTGATAATGTTAGATTTATAGACCATGATTAAACACAAGGTATTTACTAAAGGTGAATATGTACAGGCTCTAATATCAACTACACAAAACCCAAACGTACTTATTCCAGTTCGAGGCCTAATTTACGACGTTAAATTTGACGATGTAAACCCTAGGTATCAAATTCGTATTAAAAAGTTCTATGATAATATAGTCTTTTTAAAAGCATACTTATTTGGTGGCCGCTTTATTAGAGATTTTGAGGGCAAAGAAACTAGAATAAATTTAAAAAGACAAGAATATAAAACTGTAAAATCTCTAGAAGAAAGAGTTTTTGACGGTGAGAAGTGGAAACAATATCTTGTCGTAGTCGACTCAGTATTCTGTGTAAAGACCAAGGTTGAACAGGATAGGCTATTTAATAAGATACAAGACTTTCAAACAGAAGTAGCTCTAAAGCAAGTCTACGAGCTCACAAACCGTACTACATACACCGGTCAATTTAATTTTCATAGTAAAGGCGAATACGTTAAAGCACTTGAAAAGTTTTTAGGTGATAGATACCCTAAGGACAAAGATTGGGTAGATACTATTTTATATCGACCAAATCACGATGAATTAGACCGAGGAGAGTGGGTTTAAATATAATATCCTGATACATAGTCAGATATATATAAAAAACAAATAGAGATTTTTAATGGCTTTAGAATTCATAACAGTTGAAAGTGGACCGCCACCAATATACGTCTATAAAGATTACGAAACTGGTGATACGAAGACTAGTAGACACCCTTTAGACTTAAATGGTGATGAAGCTGGTGAGAATTCACCACCAGCTGATGGTGCAGACCAGTTAGAGCCAGGTAGTGTTAATTCTATAGGACAAAACAATATTAATTCTACCCCGAATACAGATTCTAGCGGTAGAGGTGCTACTACTTCAATATTTGGACTAGATCCATTGGCTGCTAGGGCTTATGAGGTTAAAGATGGTACTCCAGATAAAATTACTGGTGTAAACTCTGTTAGATCTAAATCTAATGCATGGTCATTATTAGCTTATAGAAACCATGCAGGTGGTGTTACTAAAAACGATCCAGCATATAAATCTTGGAATGCATCTACTATTCATGGTGATGAAGATAATATCTTAAATCCTACTGCAAAACGTATTGTTGAATACTCTCAAAGTAAGGGTGGTATAGGGTTTATCTACTCATTTAGAGATTTTATTCAATGTGAACATTATGGTCAGATTTCAAATGACTATATGATTACATTGCGAAGATTTGCTTTTCCAGTAGGAGATGATTTATTAAATGCAAAATCTTATGATGAAAATGGTGTTGAATTAGATGTATCAGAACCTGATTTGGCAAGAGCTATTACATGGTTGTCTCCGGCCCTAGATAATAAATTAGAAGATATTTTATCATTTGGTACAGGATTTGGTTGGGATCAAATAGACTCTCAGGTACAAACTGTAACAGGTGCTAGTAACGATAAAAAGAGAGGAGCCTTAGGCTCTTTTATTGATGGAAGTCCAATTACTAAAGCAGTAGAAGCTGGTGCGAATGGCTATACCGCTGCACAGTCTGATTTTGTTAATGAAAAAGGAAATGGTTACGATCCATTAAGTACAACATTTCCAAACCACGTATATGGTCCTTACAATGCTATTAAATCTGTATTAGCTAGAAATGATAAAGGCCTTAAATTTGAAAACGATTTTACTCTTAACTTCTACTATGATTTAAGAGGATTTGATAATACTTCGCCAAGAGTAGCCTTCATGGACACTCTGGTAAATCTATTATCAATTACATATAACAATGCTCCGTTTTGGGGTGGTGCGACCAGGGGTACAGGATCTGGTTCTACTGGTAAACCCTTTGGTGACTTTAGTGCATTAAAATCCGGAGATTACTCTGGTTACTTAAAATCACTTGGTAATCAATTAAAATCTATGGGTGGTAACATCTTAGGTGATGTTGGTAATGCCGTTAATGGTTTAAGGAACGGAAAGGGTCCTAACGCTCTAGGAGATTCAAAAGTATTGGATAACGTAATTGGAGGTTCATTAATGAAGTTAATGGGATCTCCTGCTGGTGGTGAAGTAATTAAGGCTTTCTTAACTGGTGACCCAACTGGACAATGGCACTTAACAGTAGGTAATCCAATGAACCCGATGTTGGTTTGTGGTAACCTATGTTTAGAGGATGCTAAATTCTCATTTGAAGGTCCTTTAGGTTATGAGGGCTTTCCTACAAAATTAAAAATGACAGTAACTCTTAAACCTGGTAGACCTAGAGATAAATCAGAGATTGAGTCTATGTTTAATGCAGGTAGAGGTAGAATGTATCTACAGCCTGAGGTTGCAGAAAAAGGATTAGATGATGTAGTAGATATGTCACAATACGGAAATAAAGACAGAAGCAGAATGGCTGGTGGTAGATACCTAGATCGTTCTGATATGGCAGCGGGTTAATATGAATTTTAGATTTTTAAAAAGAAAGACCGGAGACTTAACTAAACTTAATTTAGCACAACCCACTATGATGTTTTTACAGAATAGGGATAGTGTTAAATATAGGACTCATGTTGTAGTAGAAGATGATGTTACTAGACCTGATCTAATTGCAATTAAGTATTATGGTGGCCCGGAGCATGTAGACTATTTACTAAAATGGAACGGTATTTCAGATCCATTCTCTTTACAACCAGGTGATGAACTTCAAATACCGCCAAAAGGTTTAACTATCTCTAGTTTAGAAAGACCTACTGGCTTTATGCAGGAGGATAACCCTATTAAGAATCAATTCTTACAGGATAAAAGCGAAAGGCTGCCAGAGAAAGATAAGAGAAGATTAGAAGCTTTAAAGAAAAAGTATAATAAAGAAGTACTCTTACCTCCTAACGTAATTGCATTAGGTAAGAAGACATATAAATTTGATAAGGAGGGCAATATCATTCTTGGTGCTCAAGCCCAGAATGCAGATGTAAATCCGGCAAATCCAGACCCAGTTGTACAAGAAGTATTACTAGATATTCAAGGTGTAAGTTCTCCACAGGGAGGAGGCACTGGTATTGCGTCAGGTTCTGGTGGCGGTAGAGGATTGACTCAAACTCAACTAGATAAAAAGTTAAACGACGGACAGGGACCTAGGACCGTAGTTGTCAGTGCTCAAGGTGCTGGCAAGGGAACTTCTGCTACTAATTATGGTGGAGGTACCTCTAGTGGAGATGCTCCACAAGGCACCGGAGATGCTACTAATGTATCTAACGACGGCGCGCCGTGTAATTAATAAAGAATGGAATTAAATAACCACATTTTAGCGGTGGTAGAACCAGCAATTCTGCCAACCGAAATTAAATTCGATGCATTAGCAGAAGAATCAGGAGGAGATAAAACAGATAAGCAATCTAAAGATGTAGGTACTCTAGAGCCTTTACTTTTGTGTAATGATATATTAGTTCCTAGAAATCAAATTCAAAACTTTGAATTAGATCTAAGTGGTAATGTACCTAAGTGTACGATTTCATTTGAAGATAGAAATGGTAACTTCTCAGTGGATGCATTACCAAGAGATGGTGACTTCTTTACACTTTTATTAAACTCAAAACAACAAGAAACTTTTAAATCAGTCCACATGGATTTTGATATTATAGAAGTTTCAATAGAGCCAATGCCATCTAGAGTTGCAGGTGGTTCTACAATAGTATTAGAAGGTATTACTAAAGTACCTAAACTATTTGGCGAAGATTGTCAAGTATTAGATTCAGATACTTCTTTAAAACATTTAGAAAAAGTTGCAAGAGAGTTAGAACTTGGACTTGCTACTAATATTGATTCTACTGATGATAAACAATCTAGAATACAAGCTTATGAAACCTATTTAGATTTTATTCAAAAAATAATTAGTGATGCATATATTTCAGATGATGCATTTGTTAAATTCTATCTTGACCAATACTACTATATAAATTTTGTAGATATTAATAAGGTCTTTAATTCTAAAAATCCAAGCCTAGATGAGGTAACAAAATCATTAGCTTCATTTGCAGTATCTCAATTAGCTGAAAAGAATTCAGATGAAGATAATTTTGATTCGGATAATGTAGAAGTACCAATGCTATTAACTAACAATAAAGAATTTGATCAATTAAGCTGTTTTATTGAAGAGTTTGAAGTGATTAATAATTCACAACAAATTAGTTTAGCTGCAGGTAATGCAAGAAATATTCAACTATATGATAATAATTCAGAAAAGGGTGATAGATTTCAAGAGTTTAAAATTGAGGCATTACAGTCTGAAGAGATTCCAGAAACTGATATGCCGTTAAAAGGTAATCCTAAAGATGAAAGGTATAAAGATCAAGTTAAATATAAGTATATGGGTAGACAAAATGCCGGAGACGACGGTTTAGGTAATACTCATAAAAACGCAATTTATACTAAACTACATAATAAACAAAATGAATTAGAGATTGAAAAAATGAAGTTAAAGGTAAAAGTACCCGGCTTTAATCCTTCTCTATATAAATTTTGTAAAATACCTGTTTTAATGTACCACTACGATCCTATTAAAATTGAAGCGGAAAAGACTGCTGATAGATTTAAAGAAGAAGGCGGCTTAAAAGAGAAACCTTTCGGAGCGGCAGATACTGGGGATTCAGAAAAAGATTACTCTCAAATGATGGATAAGTTTTTATCTGGGTTCTATATTATTGAAAATATAGATTACATATTTGAAGCAGAAACAGGTATTCAAACTAGAATGACTTTAATTAGAAGAGAGTGGCCAGTTAGATCTAGTACACTACGACCAGAAAATTAAGATAGATAATACATGGCAGCACCAGATAATACAAGTAGAAACGCTTTTAGAAAAGGCGCATATAGAAAGAACGCGGTTCATGAGGATCCGACATATCTTTCGTTTATGTTTCTTTTCCATCAGTTCGACCACTCAGATGTGGGACATTCTCCCCTACTTGATGGTACCGCAGAAAAATATTTAACTCAAGTCGTAAGGAGTGATGTTGGAGAAGCCTATGCTAAAAATCTAAAAAACTTTACTAGAGTTCTTACAAAGGTTAATAGAGAAATGCCTTGGTTCTGGCAAGGACTAAAGGGTGTTGAAGCAGCATTAAATTACGGAGACATGAAAGAGCCTTGGAGAGGTTCTGAAAAACCTGTATTAGAAATTGAATGTTTAGAAGAGAACGTTGAGTTAACCGCAATCGGCTTAATGGATCTATATAAAAGATCTTGTTTTGATTTTGAAAGATATGTAGAAGTTGTACCTAGAAATTTAAGAGAGTTTTCATTCGACCTTTATATCTCAGAGATTAGAGATTTTCAAAGTGATACAGACGCTAGAAATTTAGGTATTGTAGATAATCCAGATTCTAGATTAAGAAGTAGAGAAGTTGGTCAAGATGCTGTCGAATTACATGCTCCATGGAGTAGTGACAGTGTTGGCGATAGCCCAGATTCTAGACCCTTTATTGCCCTAAGATTTACACACTGTGAGTTTGATATTAACTCTATTGCAGATTATTTTGCAGATTTAAGTAGAAATCCAGAAGCAAAAAGACCTACTATTAAAATACACTGGGGAACTTGTACGCAAATTAGCCAAAAACTTGGACCTAATATGTTTAATGAAGATAAAGCTGCTCCTCAAAAAACAAGCCAACAATTAAAATCACCTGCAGATCCTGCTCAAAGAATAAATGAGATTGTTGATAAGAAGCCTGTTACTTTAAAGGATGTTTTAAAAGATACATTAGGTAGTATTAAAGATGATATTGTTGACGCGGGACAAGGAGTTCTAGCTCAAGTACAAAATGCAGCAGATGGATTTAACCTACAACCAAATGGAATTGGTAATGTACATGGTAACCAATTAGGTGGTTTAGGCGGTAGACTGCTTGACCAAGCAAAAGACAATGTAACAGCTAGATTATTATTAGATAATGTACATGGTGCTGGAGGATTAAGTAGTATACAAGATGCTATTAATGGAGGCCTAATAAATGCTGTATCTAATAGTATTACCGGTGGTTTAGCTGGTGGACCTAATAATCAGGGAGGTCCTTCAGGTGGAGGTGGTATTAATGATAATATACATCCGATGGCAATTGATTCTACACCAGACGGAGATATTAGTCCTAAGAAAGTTTATGATGAAATTGCTCCAGATAGAGATGACCCAATAAACGATAACGTACATGAATAATAATGAACTTTACAGAGACAACTTACGTGAGACTCACTGGCTTGGTGAAGTGGTTATTAATGAAGATCCACTCTTACAAGGTAGGTGTCGCGTAAAAGTATTCGGTAAATTTGATAAGTTACCAGACGACCAGATTCCATGGGCAACGCCTATGAATAGAGATCAGGTCGGTGCACATGCTGTGCCAAGGGTTGGTGACATTGTTGCAATTAGATTTGATAATGGTAACATCTATCACCCAGAATACTGGTTTCAAGTAGATCAGAATGATGATCTAAAAGGAGACATCCTAGAGGCATCCGATGCACCGCATGATGTTATATCTTTAGTTTACGATGCAGAACGTAATGTAAGAATTTATCATTCACCAGAAGATGGTCTTGTAATAACAAGAGGTGAAGGTAAGAAAGAAAGACCTATGATGCAAATCGACGAAGAAGGTTTTATTAAGATCTCAACCGATGCTAAAATCTTTATGGACTGTGGAGATATATTTGTCTCTAATACTGGCGAACCTGGAGCAGATGAAACTGAACCAGCAGTAAGAGGTCAATCTCTACAAGACTGGCTACAGGCTCTATTAGATGATTACAATGCACATATACATCCAACCGGTGTTGGACCTTCTGGTCCTCCGATGCCACCAACTCCTGCAACTGTAGCAAAATTATCTAGTACTCATATTAACTACCAACAAAAGAATAAGTAATCATGCCCGCACTTTGGCCTAAATTTATACCAGACCTAGCGAACACGATTACAAGTCAACAGTTCACAAAACCAGGAGGTGCTGTAGTTTCATATCCAGCACCCACTCAAGTATCTGAATTCGGTAATCCACTTAACTCTGCCCTAAAATCTAACCAGGGAGACTATGTTAATGCATTTAATACTTCACTTAAATCAGGTAGATATGATTTTGGAGTCGCTGTAGCAGAGCACTACCTTGAAGCTGTAAAAGATAAAGCACAAACACATGTTGCTGAATTACATAAGAATAATGGTGCTGCAGAAAAGTTATTAAAAGATGGTTATGGTTGGGCTTTTGAAAGACTATTAAAAGAGGGTGATATACCTCTACAAGATCAATATGATGAAGCCGGGAATCTGATTCAAATGGGTAAAGAGTCACATCCTGCGTATGCTGATTTCTGCCCGGATGTGCAACAGCCAGATGCAGAAGCATTAGCAGAATTAGAAAAAGAAAACGATAAAGCTTTTAATCAATTTGTTGATGCCGCTAAAGACGAATATGACTTATATAAATTTAAGTTTTTTCAATTTCCATGTATTAGTGGTAACGAGACTCAAGATGAATTAGAAAAGATTTTCGCTAGTAGACTATTACAACAATTTGAGAGACTAACTAACAAGAATGAGAAATGGGAGTTCTATATTTGGCTTTCATGTTTAGGTAAAGAAAACTATAGCAATTCAAGTGGATTTGGTTCTGGTTGGTCTGGTATGCCATATCCTAATGTTAATACTACTGCTAGAAATGATATTAAAGATGCTGGTTATGATTGGAAACAGTTAGCAGATAATGTTAGTACTCTTTGTATTGAAGCAATCCATGAAGTACATCCGGAAGAAGAAGAAAACACTTGGACTTTCTTTAATACTACTCTATTAAAGAAAAGAATTAAGAAAGATCCTACTGGACCAATTACTCTACCATACGAATTAGAATGCCCGTTAAATGAATATAAGATACAAGTGGCGTATGATTTTGAACACTTCCCACCAGAGTCACCTAGTCAAAGACCTAAGGTATTAACTTCTAATGTTGTGGCTACATTTAGCTGGTACCCCGGAGTTAGAACTGGTGTATTTTCAGCAAACGCAGATGGTGTTGTGAATAATGCGCCTAAATTTATTAAATCTAAAAACTGGGTAAAGAACAAATATGAAAAAAATGAATGGGAAAAGAAGTGGAGAAAGGTACCAAAGTCTAAATTAAAGGCGGCCTCTCAGAAGGCAGATGCACAGAAGGCATTCTTTGAAATTAACCCAAAACCAGAAGGTACTCTATTTAAGTTTGAATACCATAGAGCTCTATGTGCTAAAAAGAAGGCTGAAGAGTGTGAAGAAGATTTAACAGCAGTAGACCATCCTTGGTTACCTAGTTCTAATGGTTATGCTGGAGACCCATATATGATGATGGCCAGAGTGACGATTGCATATTGGTACGCATGTATTATACAACCATTTGCTAAATCACCATCAGCACCACCTGCTCTAATTGTACCACCTCTCGGAGGTATCTATATTCCAATCTATTATGGAAGTGCAAATAGACTTGCAAATAATTTAAGAAGAGCCTGGAATACAGGTAAGACTTTTAGTAAACTACCTGCAACACAACCGCCGGCAATGGCAGTAAGTACAGCAGTTGCAGGCGCGTATGCTCTACACCTGCTAGAATTTAAGCTGCTTTATCTTGGTGGTATTCCAACTCCTGCTGGCCCAGTGCCAATGGTTGGTTTTGTACCGATTGTATTTTAACCCCAGTCTTTTTCGTAAGTATACCAGTGGTCTGCAGACGCACAGTCGCGAAGAGCATCAAGTACCATATAAACCTTTTCGTCAATTGTTAACATCGATAGAACGGCTCCTACGTGCATCTCAGCTAGGTGTTCGTTAGGTAAATAAGACCAAACGTGCTTAGCGATTCCAGTAATCAATCTATAAGCATTGTCTTCTACACTAGAATATCTACGTCCAGTATGGAAATCAGCATCCTTATCTCTTTCTTGTGCCTGAGCAACCATCTTATCAAAAAGACGATCTCCGAGTAAGTCTCGAACCTCTTGGCAAATAGATTGAATTTGATCTTTGTATTTTAGAACAGTTTGGTAACCTGAGCCACCGACTCCGTTACATGTAATTTCTTTGTAGTTAAATTGAGCTTCGAGCCCCTCTACTACCCATGCTTCGTTTTTATTATTCATTGTATTATGTTGTTGTTTAATTACAGTACTAATATACGAAAAATAATTGACATAAAAAAATCTAGAGGCAATTATTTTGCCTAAAATAACAAAGTTTTTTGTGATACATATATTAATCAATTAAACTTTATTATTATCTTTAGAAAAATTCTCGTTCTGTTGGTTTTTATACTCTTTATAGCTCAAGTTATAGAAGATAATAAACCCCAGCGTGCTGAAGTCTTAATCTTTAAAAGAGCTACAGTTAGTGAAGTAGTTAGCAATGAGAGTTCACAAAGATTCATAAGAGATTCATTGATGCAAAATCCGCCATTTCGCGTACCATTTATACAGACTAAAATGTCGCCCCTAGATTTTAGAATTGTTGGGCTGACAACTGAAATATTGCCAGGTGTTTATCTAATTCAATTAAATAGTAGATATAATTTAGAAAAATTAGAGAGAACCTTTTTTCATGAGCTTGTACATGTTTATCAATTTGAAAATAATTTATTGAAAGAAGGGCTTGGTCTAGTCTTATGGAATAATCAAGTATTTGGGTGGAATCAAACATGGGAAGATAGACCATGGGAACAACATGCTGAAAAACTTACAGATGAATTATTTGTGCCCAGTATTAATAAATAAAATATATAAAGTATATGAAAACACCTATTGTAAAGTATAGCGACAAATTTTTAAATAACATCAGCTGGTTTATGAGAGTTGGTGGTATTACTCTTTGGCCGTTCGTGGTTTTAAGAGAGAAATATAATTCAACGTCTTATTGGAAAAAGAAAGCCGCTAGAATCATTAACCATGAATCTATTCATATTAAACAACAAGAGGAAATGTTGGTGATACCGTTTTATCTATGGTATGTGTTAGAGTGGGCTATTAAAATTCCAATCTATAAATCTGCAAAAGAGGCTTACTATAATATCTCCTTTGAAAGGGAGGCCTATGACCATGATGATAACTTAAGTTACCTAAGTAGTAGAAAACATTACACTTGGATAAAGCGAATACTTAAGTAGATATATAATATGTTAATACCTTTTAAATAAAAATAAATGTCAGACAAAAAAAGACGCAGAATTACTACTGCAGCCCAAGAAGGCACTACAGTTGAATTAGTTGAAACTATTCAAAAACCCACAGAAGAAGTAAAAGAAGTAAAAGAGGAAACTCAAGATCCCCATGCGCAGTTCTACGATGAGAGCGGCGAATTCTTATGGGACGCATACGAAGCTACGTGTGTTACTAGAACTAGAAAACCCAACCCACATATTAAGACTAAAAATGGTGATAAGGTCTATTCAAGAGAGCCCTATGCCCAAGAGTTATATGACATTTTAAGTGACAATAGCCCTGAAATTATACCAAGCCTACGTATTGGAGAAATTCATACGGGTGAAATCTATGCAGTAGATCAAGAATGGATTACTGTTGATATTGGATATAGAGAGTCTGTATATGTAAAGGCTTCAAAAGAATCTGAAGAAGTTAGAATGATGTTACCAGGTGAAGAGACTGCAGTCTTAATCACAGAAACAAAAGGTACATTAACTGGCTCAATTACAGGTGGAGTTAAGCAGAAAACATTTATGGATCTTAGAGATTCTATCGAGGAGGGTAATACTGCTTGGATAGGTACTGTTAAGAACATGATTGAGAACGGTGGTTATATTGTGAAAGTACAAGGCATCGATTGCTTTATGCCTGGTTCACTTGCGGGTATTAATAAATTATCTGACTTTAGTTCTATTATCGGCGAAGAGATTTATGTAGTACCGGTTAGTTTCTCTCCGGATAGAGGTACAATTGTAGTATCACATAGAAAATATCTACAAGCTCTAATCCCTAGTGCAATTAAAGATCTTAAAGATAATATAGGAATTCAAAAATCAGGTCTAGTAACTGGAACTGCTAAATACGGAGTATTCGTAGAGTTTGACAAATGTCTAACAGGTATGATTCACACTAATGAATTAGATGAAGAGACTCAGACTAAATTTAAAGCTAGAGATATTAAACCAGGCGATCCAATTAATTTCTTTGTGAAAGATATTATTAGCAATACTAAAATAACACTAACACAAAAAGAGGTTACTACAGTTAATCCTTGGATAAACATTAATACTAGATACCAGATTCCTTCTATTGTAACTGCAAAAGTTAAAACCAAAAAAGAATATGGTGTTTTTGTAAATATAGAAGAGGGTGTAACAGGTTTATTACACATCAGTGAGTTGCCTAAAGATACTTTAAGTAATTATACATCAGGCGATGATATTGATGTCCAAATTACTAGAATTGACGAGGACTCCATGAAAGTGTTTTTAAAATTACCCCAATAACTATTGCCACAGAGTTTGATATATATTGAAAAGTAATATCATACTCTAGATTAATGCAAAAGTTAAAAAGTAACGCCCACCGCTCAGAAGTTCTGAATGCCAGTCAAATGGGCATCGAGTTTGAATTCTATTCTAACTTAAAATTAGAAGAGACCCAAAAGTCTGTATCTAAACTTTTAGGTAGAAAGATCAAACTAGAAGATAAGGCTCATTCAGATTTTGTACCATCAGCAGACGTATTTAAGATGGAACCTGATATGTCAGGTGGTGCAGGTCTTATTGAGTTGGTAACAGGTCCTATGCCTTATAGAAACGCAAGGCTAGTTATCATAAAAATGTTAGGATGGATTCGTGAAAATGGCTATACGTCAGATAGAGCGTCAATTCATCTTAATATGTCTTTTAACCCAGATTACTTAGAGGATAGAAATATGATTCAACACATGAATGTGATGAAGTTTATCCTTGAGTTTGATGAGGCAAGAATCTATAAATATTTTCCAAATAGAGAAGACTCTACTTATGCAAAATCTATTAAATGGATTATGCCAAAACACGAGGCTTTCTACTATAATGAGAATATGGTTAACAAAGACAATTTTACATTTGCTAATACTAAGTATTATGGTATTAACTTTGAGAAGGCTCAAAAGAACTATCTAGAATTTAGATATTTAGGTGGTAAAAATTATGAAAAAAGAGCGGATGATATTCTACATTTAGCAGATGGATTTATCATGTCTATATGGAAATCTTGCCATAATCCTAGATTCTCACCAGAGAATAAAATAGAGCTTAAGAGGATTCTTAAAAAGAACGAGCCTCTAACAGAAATGCTAAAAGACTATAAAGCAGTAAATAAACATTGGCCGAAGATAAATATATTAGTGGATTTACAAGACGATCCGCAGGTTATTGAGGTTCAATGGGATCGATTTAAGAAAAAAGTACTAGATCTTTTGTCAAATGGATCGTTAGAAGAGGGAATTATTAATTATGATTCTGACTATTCTTCGATTCAAGTTAAAGACGGTAAATTTGGTGCTGCATATCTTTTAGATGGATTTGAATTTATAGACTGCGAGTTATCAGGTAATATCGAGAACAGCTCTATATTTGGAGGCACTGTAACTGGTGGACAACTTTTAAGATGTCAATTATATAAAGGCTGTGAATTGATTGACTGTAAAGTAGAGTCTAGTTATGTTCATGGAAGTTGCGAACTTACCAACTGTTATGTGTTTGGTAGAGACGGAATTTTCAAAGGTAAAATGAAAGGTGGCATCTTTAGAGAGGGAGGCCTTAGTAAATATGCTAGGTTTGAAGATAATACTGAAATAGTGGTAAGCACAAAAATAGAAAAATAAAATGAGTGAAATTAGATCAGGTAACGAAACCAACCTAAACAACGAAAGAACGTTTGGTGATAACTGTTTAAATGCATTTCTTCAAGAATTGGGAGATGATTTAACAGGCGCTTGTATGGTTCCTGTTAACCTACCTCAAAGAGAAATTATGAACATAGTTAAAAGAGCTAAAAAATGGTTCTATAAAAACTATGAAGATTCTGTAAGAGAAAACTATTATCATATACCTTCTTCGGTATTTGATTCTACATATTTTAAAAACCATAGATCTTTAAATCTACCTAACGCTAGTACAGATGGATCCGGTGCTGTATTTTCAGTATTTGGAGTTCATGATTTAGGAAGTGGTTTTGGTGGAGTTGGACAAGGCCTTGATATGAGGTTTCAAGGTGGTGGTGATTTCGCTTTAGAAAAAATGTTATTTAGAGGCATGTATGATGGATCTGGTCCAGCAGAAGCAGCTGAAGAATTACAATATTATGTATTAAACGCATCGATGGCTGATTTGTCTAGACAGATTTTAGAAAATCCTATTTCATTTCAGTACTCGAGATTAACTGGTGAGTTAAAAATACTAGGAGATACACCTAAACAAGATGTTATCCTACAAGTTTATGAAACTCTACCAGACTGTGCTATCTATGAAGACGAGATCTTCTTTAGATATTGTTCTGCTAAGATTAAGCAGTCCTTAGGTGCCAAACTTGGCATCTTTAAATTCGCATTGCCAGGTAATGTAGAATTTGACTATGACGCAATAAAAGACATGGGAGACACCGAATTAGAGTCGATTATTGAAGAAATCAAGGGTGATGAAGGTGTGGACTGGATGTTCCACTCATAATGAGCCGAATACATATATAAATGGATTTTTACATTAAATACATAGGTGACCCGAACTATCAAACTGGTATTATTCAGAATTCTACTGAAATAAATCAATTGATAGCTCAGATCGAAACTGTACTTTTTACAAGAAAGCAAGATGTGTTGGGTAATCCTGAATTTGGTTGTAACTTAGAAGATTTGGTTTATAGTTTAAATCAAAACGAATGGCAAGTCAAAAACGAGATAGTAAACCAACTGGATAACTATTGCCCTCTATCTAGAGATTACTCAACTGACGTTGAGGTTAGTTTCTATAAGGGTGAAGTTAGGGATATTTGTTATATAGATATTACAATTAATAACGAGTATCAAATCCAAGTAAATTTAAGATAAATAACTAATGGCGGAACTAAAATTTTTAAGTACATTAAGAACAAGAGCAGATCAAATTCAGTCAGATGCTCGTACATATATCTCTAGAGTATACAAGAGGGCCGGAACGTTGTTTACCGATGCATCTCCATTTGCCCAAGTTGTAAATGTAGTTTCTGAGATCTCTGAATTAATTATGTTCTACATTGAAGATTCATTAGTAGAGCAAAACATTTATACAGCTCAACAACCTGAGTCTATTTATGGTATTTCAAGATTAACCGGACATGATGCAACAAGAGGGTTTGCAGCAACTGGTGAAATTGAATTTAGATGGAAAGTAGGTGCAGATCTAGGTATGATTGCAGGTAGTGGTTTAAACGTAGACGCAAGATCTGAACTAGTTTGCCCATTAAATGGATTAACCTACACTGTATTATCTTCACAAGAAAAATATAGATTAGAAAAATCTAATAAAACTAAAACTAAAGTTGCTATCATTCAAGGTAAATTTGAACAACAAACATTTACTGGAACTGGAGAGCCTATGCAATCATATAATGTAAAAATTGCATCTTTAACAGATCATTCTAAAGTTAGTGTTTCAGTTAACGGCCAAAAATGGACTAAGCATGATTCAATGTATGATTTGCTAAGTGAAGAAAAAGGCTATATTATTAAGACTGGTGTTGCTGGAGGTTTAGATATTTACTTTGGTACTGGTAACTTCGGTGCAATACCTACAAGAGGATCTGATATTATGGTGGAATATGTAAAACACAAAGGAGCTCAAGGTAATTTAGCAGACGGACAAGATTTAACATTCCAATGGCAGTCTGAAGGTAGTGATTCAAATGGTAATAATTTTGACTTAAATGAATATTTAGAAATAAATGTAACCTCTTCCCCTAAAATGGGTGCGAACGCTGAAAATGTTGAGTTCACTAAGTTAATGGCGCCTCTGGCTTCTAAATCTTATGTCTTAGCGACTCCAGATAATTACGAGTATTTCCTATCAAGATACGGATTATTCTCGTATGTGGATGCTTACAATACTACATCAGATCAGTATTTAGATGATGATAATGTAATTTACATTTTTGCTATTCCAGATGCTAAGAGAAAGTTATTAGCAGATCAAGATTACTTCTCGATTCCATTGAACGAAATGTTCTTTGACCAAAATGAATATGACAAAATGTCACAAGTAATTCAGGATAGCGGTCAACAAATGGTAACAACAGAAGTTATCTTTGTAAAACCTCAAATTAGAAAATACAGTATGGATATTAACATTAGGTATTTTGAAGGTTATACAAAACAAGAAATTTACAACGAAGTAAGAGCTAGAGTTAGTGATTACATGTTAAACATTACAAGAAGAGATAAACTACCTAAATCGGATATTGTCTATATTTTAGAAACGATTGATGGTATTGATGCAGTAAATGTGAGATTCATCTCAGAAACAGAAGAGACAGCTAGACGCCTGGGTTACTATGAGTCTAAGACTGTAACTGTAGTCCCACAAGAACCTGTAGTTCTAGAAGAAATTGGTAACGGCAAACAAAAATATGTTTTCTTTAAGCGTATAGAGGAAGTTAAGACCGTGGATGTAGATGCTACTACACAAATTCCCTATACAATTGCAGGCTTAGACGAGTGGGGTGACATCATCATGGAAAAAGAAGAAGTCGCTGTCTTTAGGGGCGGATGGCTAGATAGAGATGGAGATGAAATTGTTGATGATGCTGCGATTAACGCAGAAGCTGCACTTAGTGTAAACTTTGATGAAACGCCAGTACCTAGAACAATATACACTAGAGTACAGGCTGGAAATAGAAAAGCCTTGAAATAATGTTATTTAAAGACCTAAGAGTATACAAGCGTAAAAGGCTATATAAAATAGCTAAGCATAGAAAAGATGATCTAAAGAATACGAGGTATGACTATGATAATAGTCTACTTCAAAATCAATTGTCTAGGTTTATTCAAAGAAACCAGACTATGAGAGAATTCTTAGGATTTATTAACGATATAATTACTAACGTGTTAACGCAAGTGAGATACTTAAGAAATTTCAAGAACTTTACAGTAGAAAAAGACGACGATAGAACTAGATAATATGTGGAATAATTTAAGATTCTTTAATGGTACTGATTATGAGATCCAGCTAGTTCAGGATACGGATGGTATTTGGACTGGTAAAGTCTATATGCCCGAAGTGTCTACAAATCTATATGAGACTGTAAATCTATTTGTCTTAGAAGATTGTTTATTAAACGGCGACCCGGTTATTAATAAACCTGTTTCTCCAGATGGGCAAATCACTACACTAGACTTTAGCTGGACAGCTCTAGAATCTGATCAGTCTAAAGATGTGATTATGTATGACATGAGAATGGACGGCGGAAAGGCTTACGTAAGAGAGCTTAAAACTCAAACACAAACATTAGCACCCTTTACTACGATTGATTCACAAGATGCAAATAATCTTAAGTCAATTAATACTAACTTAAATAGTGCGCTGCAAATTAATATCGCAGCATCTTCAGAAAATGAAGGTATTCATAAGAGAGTATTACAAATTAAAGCAGGGGCTACGGTGATCGCTAACATTGAATTCTACTGTGAGGTAGAAGCAGAAGATGAAAGACTAAAGATCTTATTAGGTAACCTAGGCGCAGCTTTAGATGATGAAGACTTTATGTTATTTAAGTCACATGACATCTCAGAGATGCATCCTGACTATCAGCTACTAAACCAAAAGAGAAGAGAGCTTTTATTAGAGCTTAATAACATCAAGCCTTTTGTTGGTACATATAAAGCTATTCTAAATGCAATCGATTTCTTTGGCTATGATAAAATTACGCTCAAGGAGTATTGGATTAATGTAGATAAAGACTCAAAGACTTTTGGTAAGCTACATGCAATTCCAGTACCTAACTCATCTGTTAGAGGTGAGATGACTAGAAAGCTACTTAAGTTTAAAATGCCTTCTGCTACTCAGAAGAAAACTAGTAGATTCTCTTTAGTCTATAGATTAAATGAGCCTAATGGTACATTCGATCAGTGGGATTTTGCTAATGTAGATGAAGTGTTTGATTATACTCCTGATGAAGTCTTAATTAAATTATACGGTTTAAAGAATAGATTACAAAGAGATTTTTTACCCCTAGAAGCTAAAATTGTAGATATTACAGGGGAAGGCGACTATTTCTCTAATAAGAACTTAAATATCTGGAAGATTCAAAATCCAATTGGATTCTTTACAGAGGGACATAAAGTAAAATTTGATGTATTTCCTAAAGATAGAGATCTTTTTATTGAAGATACTTCAATGGTTTTAAAACCAAGCCTAGATCAAGACAGTTTATCAAATAACTATAATGCATTTTTAAATTTAGGTATCGGTGATGAGTCTAATTTAACAGAGGCTCAAAGAACAGAGTTAAAAGCAGTATACGAAGAGTTTTATGAGACTTACCATGATAGAGAAATGAATTCATGGAACTCTAATTTCTCTTCAACTACAATTCCGATTGGATGTCCAGTCATTTTAGATTCTATGGAATCTTGGGATGATGTTTGGGATGAGGCTAAGTTTGTTTGGAACGACGCTGTTGATGCAAATGAGAACTTAAAAGTAACATGGAATAACTGGTGGAAGAGATGGGTCTATGAAGTTGAATGGATTATAGATGGTCCAAACGGATGGCATAAAGAATATAGAGGCCCTGTAGATGACTATAAGAGATTGCCGGTTAGTTTACCCTATGTTGGTGCATATACTATTGAATTAAGATTTTACGATCTATTCGGCCACATGTCTTACTATAAAAAAGATGACTTATTTGAAGTTAAATTAAAAGAGTTAGAATTATATGGTATCTATAAGTGGTTAGAGGTAGATAAGAAAGGTAATATCTCAACATGGGATTCTAAATTCCTAGACTGGGATAAATCAGGTGGTTACTGGGATTTTGCTCAAGATAATACTGCTAAGATTGATGATAATATTGCAACATTCTATCAAACTCTAGATAGAGCTAACTATTTACATAGAGAAGAAGATCAAGGTGTAAGATTCTCGATGGTTAGAAGATATGTAGACGCATTTTCAGATACAGGTTATTCTGAAACTACAGGACCATATCAATGGGATGAATGTTCTTTTGGTTGGAAAGACACAGTACATAACTGGTGGGATAACATGAGAGTGGGTCCAGATTTAACTGCATCATTTAAGATTGATTGGATTGAACAGGGCGATACGCTAAAAATTACACATAGAAATCCATCTACAAAAGAAATAATTACTGGAGAACATATAATTACAACAGGAACTCCAAATGGTTCTAATGATGTTTCTGGCTGGGAAGCTATTGCTAATGAACTAGAAGCTAGTACAGATCCTATTATTTCTAAGTTTAACTATAATCCTGTATTTTTTGATGTAGATAATGATGATGATATTGATAATGTAGATTTATTTTACTTTATTTTATGTTCAGGTCAAGAGTATTCTAAGAACTACGATTTTGAAAACGTAGAGATTATTAAAGGAGCTAATTCTATATTAAACGAGCAGCCAGATGGTTTTATACACTCGGTTGCATATAATCCTTCATGGGATAATTTAAAAGTATTTAAAAACTGGGCAGAAGTTGAAAAATCTACCCATGTCACTATATCAACTGATATTTCTAAGTTTCCAGGTGCTAGAAATCCAAAATGGACTATCACCAATATAACTAACCCAGAAATCAATGATATATACTATAATAATATGTGGCTTACTTACATTTTTCAAGAACCGGGTAATTACTCAATTGAATTGGAAGCTGAAGACACGTATGGAAATAAGAACGTTGTAAAACGCAACATGTTAAAAGTAAAATAAACGAAAAATGGCAAACATTACTGAAATTTTAGGTACAGATTCGGTATCATCATCGAGACCAGTTATCAACAGTAACTTTGAATTATTAAATGACGAGTTAGCTTCAGTTGTAGCTTTAATAAACCCTACTACTGGTGTATTAAGTGGTTTAACTTCAGCAACAACACAACAGCTAAACGTTGTAGATGGTTCAACTTTATTATCTGTTAGTTCTGCAGGTGCAACATTTGGCACCGCGGCAGCAATGCAGTCTGTTAATGTAAATGGTAAACTTATTAAGTCAGGTGTAGTTGGTACTGCTCAAGCAGCAACAACTAACTTAGCACCAAGTACTTTAGATAAGTCTAACTATTTTATTGACGGAGCATTCACACTTCCAGTTGGAGATGACGGACAAGAGATTACTATAATTAATGTAGCAAACTCTGCAGTAGCAGTTCAGGCAAATACTGGACAAGGAGCTGCACTAGGCGCTACTTCAATTAGCTTAGATGGTCTTAACTCGACGATAACACTGAGATGTTTTAACACAGTGTGGTATGTGATGACTTCACATAAAACAACTGTACAATAAAAAATTAAACCGAAACTGTAGATGGCAACTCCATTAGTAAGAATACCACAGCCGCAAGGTGGCACAATGTATGCTTTCGCCTCTTCGGCGAGAGATATTACTAGAGCCTTTAACAGTGCTGACATCAATTTTGAGTTTAGTAAATTCGCTTTACTAGACCTACCTGATTTCACACAATCTGTTGACGGAGCTAACGCTATTGACTTTGAGTTAAACTTAAAGCAACCCTCTGGTCAAGCATACGATGCAACCCAGCCCAATGTGGATTTCGCTCAAACATTCCAAAATTATGCACTGAACTTAGAAGAAATTCTTCTAAAGGATGATGATTACGATCCGATTATCTTAGCATCTGATGCTGAGAAGATATTCTTTAAGTGGTTGTCTTCTTTAGGTGCAATAGATTTTAGACCAACTGATTCTAATGAGTCTTCAACAGGAGCATACGCTGAAAATAATAACTCTATTTTAGGTGGCTCGAACTACGATAAAGTAGTCAAGTATTTAGGTAGCATTGACGCAGAGAACGACGTAGCGTACCAAGGCAATACTTACCATGAAGTTTATATTAACGTGCCAACATCGGTAGGTGATACACCTCTAGTGCTGTTTAAGCCAACAGAGTATAATACATCTGCAACTAAACTCTATCCAACCGACGTAAATGCGGTTAATGTTGAAGGTAGAGAAGGTCAAACACACCCTGATCCTAATATCAATCTATTACCAGTAGTAGATCAGTGGACTTTAAATTCAGGTCCATATTATGACATTCAAACGAATGCTACTAATTCAGTACAGATTGATTTCGATACGGCTTCTTATGAGCCAATTCAAAATAATCCAGATGTAGAGTCTTTATTAGACTATGCAAAAACTGGACAACAGTTTAAATTTAACGCTGTTTTAGTTTATTATGATTTATATAGCTCTTCTGTACCAGCAAATAGATCGACTAACTTATACGGTATTCTAATTTTAGATGATATTTTAGATGCATACGGACCAGGTACAAAAATTCATGAGCAAATTAAGTTTAAACCAAATGAAGTAACCGGTTTAAATGGTAACGCATACTCATTAAAATTAAATCTTAAATTTAATTCTTCACTAGATAACGTAGGTGTTGAGACAAGTGTAAATGACTTTACTACTTTCTCAATGGATCTATTTATGGACACAACCACTGCGTTAGAGAATGCAACGGATTTATTATTACAAGCAAATAATAGGTATAATAAAATTGTAGAAAGATTAGACTCTTTAGAGAATGTAATTTTAGGTACTGCAAGGGCTTCGGCACTTGAGGCTAGAATTCAAGAGCTAGAAGATGACTTTACTGCTTCTTCACTACAACTACAAGATTCGAATGCACTATTATCACTAATTAATAATGCTCATACAAAAATTAATCAACTAGTAGATGGTACTATCCCAGTAGAATTACAATATAATACAGATGTAATCTTTTCTGGAAAAGGTACTACGGTTGATAAATCTATTCCCGGTAAAATTAAAGTTAATAATGATGTAGAGGGTTACGCTGTATCTGATGTATATCAATGGGATATTGCATCACAGATTACAACTGGCGCATTAACCGCTACTGCACCATTTGATAACTCATTAGCAAACCAATACGGTGTTTGGGCCAAACTAAATGCTTATTCAAATAGATTAAGTTTAAATAACTTATTAAACCAAGAGGTGCTAAATAGTAACCTCAATATATACATTGATGATTCAACAATAGGTTGGAAGAAAGGTCAAATTTTTAAAGTGGCTATTGATACGATAGATGTAGATGGCAACGATATTAACTTATGGACTAGTAAGTCTACAGGTTTCAATATTAATATTGCAACTATTTCTCCATCTCAGTTAATTACAAATAAACCTTACTTCGAAATCGTTTGTATCGATCCGATCAATTATGTATTTGAAGTAGATATTTTAAGATAATATGAACACGAACAACTCTATATCTAATTCTCTAAAGAAACTGTTAGAGATTAATACTAACTCGCTTAAGACGTTTGAGCGTATTAATGAAGCAGTGACTACTAACCAAAAAGACATCCCGTTAGAAATTCTAACTGACGAGGGTACTAAAATAGTATCTGTACCTGGGTTTGGTTATATGAAGAGAGAACTAGAGAGATTAGATAATAATCTAAAAGCTCTAGCAGGTTTAGGCAAAGGTTCTACTAAGGTGAAATTACCAGATGGTACTTTCCAAAACATTATTACCACTTCGTTAAAGACTCCTGCAGCTGATATTACATCTTTAGCTAGACCTACTGCGTTTATCTCAAAGCCAAATTATTTTGCTGAAGATTTCTTAAACCCTATGTTGATTACAACAATAGATGTAAGTGGTCAAATTCCAAACGATACAGAAAGGGTTTTAGTAAAAAGAATTTTATTTGATGGTACTAATCAGGTAGCAGTAGATTTCTTTAACGAAAACTACAGAAACCAAGATAACATTGATTATCTAACTACGATTAGAGATATTGTCAATAACAATATAGCATATACGCTTGATGAAGAGTTAAGAGATATGCCTTATAGAACTACACAGTTTACTGGTACATTTGATGTTATATCGATCTCAAACTCACAAAGAGAAGTTTTAGAAGATGGTGTAACTGTAAAACAGGCTATTAAATTATATACTTTAGATAGACTAACATACTCGGATAGCGATAAAGATTTAGATGAGACTGAATTATTACGCGTAGGAGATCAATTGATGGTCACTGGTGGTTCTAAAAACACAAGATATAGAATCACAAAGTTAGACGCATCGACGCGTCAAGTTGAGCTTACGTTGATTGAAGGTTATGAGGCTATTAAGATCGGCGCAGGTACTTTATCGGTATACAAGGTTGAAGATAACAATTTAGACTTAGAGATTCCAGTAGGATTTGATGAAAGAGTTTTATGTTTTGTAAAAGCTTTAGATCCTCAATCTAAGATTTTAGCTGAGAAGTGGTCGCCTGGTATTGGATTCTATTCAAACGACTTAGAGATTCTACAAGAAGATGGTAGTATTACTTTATTATCTGATTACTATAAAGCTAATGTAGCTGACTTTGGTAAACTTATTATGTCTATCAAAGAGGATAATATTCCACCTGCGACAGTAGGTGTAACACCAGACTCTCCTGTATTAAGTGCTGATAACTTTAAAGTTGTTCAGATTAATAAACACTTAACAGATAATGATTCAGCAGATAAAATCAAAAAGTTATCTGCAGACAAATCAAAAGTACTTGAGGCTGTAAAGAAATTAGATGATACTATTTCTAAGAAGAGATCTGAAATTGCAACTAAGAAATACGCATCTCAAGTTCAAAAAGATAAAGACAAGAACGAATTAAATGCATTAATTGAAGAAAGAGTATCAGAATCTAAACTTTACAACTCGATTGTAACACAGATTCAATCTCTATCTGCTTCATCTAATGCAACTAAGATTTCCCCTAAATACAGAATTAGAGGTTTTTGGGCAGTACCTGCAGCCAAACAAGTAGCAGATACTTTAGACCAAAATGTTGTACAGTTTATTATACAATATAGATACCTATCTACTTCTGGTAAAGCAGCAGAAGCAGCACAGCTTAAATTTACTGATGAGAGTAGAGAAAAGCAGGCTATTTTCTCAAACTGGAATGAAAAGAAATCTAAAGTTAGACAAAGAGCAAAATCTATTGACAACGATGGTAATATTGCTAGTAAATTTACATGGCAAGAAACTAAGATCGAGGATGGACAAGAGATTAACTTTAATCAATTAGATATTGCTATTAATCAAGGTGAATTAGTAGAAATTAGAATTAAATCGGTTTCAGAAGCTGGTTATCCTGCTAATCCAATCTTATCTGATTGGTCAGAGCCAATTACAGTTTCTTTCCCTGAAGAAGAGGTTGATACGACTGATGTTGCTGCAGTAGTAGAAGTTAACACTGCTGAATTAGCTAAAGTAGAAATAGTTGAAGAGTTAACTGCACAAGGAGTTTACACTCACGTTGAAGATGCATTTACTGCAAATGAAAACTATTATGCTCACGTTGCAACAAATATTGCATCTGGATTCTTATCTCCAGAACAAAAGCCAATTTCAGTCTATGATAAAATAGCGGAGTTAGAAGCACAGATTGCAGGCCTTAAAGGTACTGTTGAAGCTGAGGTTGGAGAACTTATTGTTAAGATTACATCAGAAGACGGAACGGTTACTAATATCGTAAAAGATACAAATACTCAATTATTTGCAGGCTATTACGTAGATGAGGTTGCTGATCTTACGATTAGAAAAGGACATATTGTAACTAAGACATTTAAGTTACAATTAGAAAATAGTAAAGCTACTAAATTAGAATTAGTTTCTAGGTTAATCGGTGATAGAACTAAACCAGCATACAAGTCGGTTAATCCTGGTACTCCAGAACACGATAATGGGTTTGGTATTAAAGAAAATGATCAAAGTACTGAGGCTATTGATAACAAGGTTATTAGAGATAATTACTATCAAGAAGAGGGTAATTACGATTTAGTACCAGTTCAATATCAAAATATCCCTAATAACACAGGGTCTGGTGCAGGGGCTGGAGAAGGTACCTATGATAATACATGGGACGCACCTTATCAGTCAATGCAAAGAAGAGGTCAGTTTGTTTACAGTAGATATATGGATATTGCAAATCAAAATCCACACTATATTGTATCTCCTCTTAATACTACAATTACACCAACAATTGATGATTACGAGTACGAGTTAAGTACAAACAATGATGTTCAATGGGGTATTACTAATAACAACACTGATTTTATTTGGGCAGGTTCATTTAGTGATTATACTGGATCTTGGTCTGCTGATAAAGTTAATACAACTAGTACTAGTACAGTTACATTAAGTGAGTACAATAACGGTCTATTTGTACATAAAGACCATCCATTACTAGAGAATATTTGGGATAGTGCAATTTCAGCAGGAAGTGTTAATTTATCTGATCTTAGAAAATCTATGATATTCTCAATGAGTAAAACTGCTATTCAAGCAACAGGTGGTACTCTATTTAGTATATTCGGGTATGACTTAAATACAACACAGATTACAGCTAAACAACAAACTGCATTCCACGCAGGTACAGATTTATTTGATTCTACGTTAAATACATCTCAAATTGCTGCAGGTAAAGGTCCTATCGTAAGACCTATTAAAATGTCTTTTGATGCAAATGACCAATACCTACTAGGCGGTAGATCATGTGGTGCTTACTTATTCATGTCGCCAATTAACTTAGATAGTTTAAAAGTTGACGGTGAAACTAAAAGGTCAGCAAAAGAAATTAGAGCAAAAAAAGATAATGAGTCTAACGCAGTTTCAGTAGATATAGTATTTCAATACAGAATGACTGATTACTTTGGCAATAACGAATCTATTGACACTGGTAGAATTGGTGGTTTCGGAAGACTTGCGTATAATAACTTAACTTATACTAAGAAAATAGGTTTAGATATTTTTGATAAGTATGGCGAACAGTTCTCATTTGATTTAGAAGTATTTGCTAAGTACGGTCCAAAAGGTAAGAACTTAAATTCTATTAAAGCTGCGAGATTACTTAGATAATGTATATGTCCCCACTGGTTGGTTGGATATATAGTAGAGAGGATTCTCTCTATAAAAGATAAAAAGGTAAATGGCAGTATTACAAATAAACTTATCGGCAAACGGCTATGTTGACGCAGCAGGCGCGCTAGCGCATACTGGCCTGTATGATGAAATAACATTCATTGATGATACAGCACAGTCGCCCACTTATTTTACTACTAACTCAGATGGTACAGTCGGCGGTTTATCTAATCCATTTGATGGCCAAATAACAGATAGTGGTAATGTTGTCAATGGTTGGTGGAAATCCGATACTGGCGATGTTATTCAGTTAAACGCGACTGGAGGTGTGGTTTCAACTGCTACTACAACATTAGCTACAACTTTACCAACTACAACTTTACCAACATGGGTACTAGCAGACGCTGGAACGATAACAGTAGATGATGGTGTTGAAGGTGCAACAGTTACTGCTAATATCACAGGTACTGGAACGATTTCTAACATCAATCCAGCGACTTATGTATTTGGAACAGATACTTATACTGTAAATATCACCGTACCTGCAGGATATACTAATACTGGTGCTACGGTACCTGCTATTATTACTGGAGTTACGGTTACTCAACAGGCAGCAATTAGTTGGGATGCCAATAATGCTGCTGATTTTGTTGTTCCTTCTAGTGGACAAGACTCTTCGTCTGCTCCATTAGAACAATATGACATGCAAGGTGCTACCCAAAACTTAGATGGTGGTGATTTTGAGTTAAATGTCATTACTGGTTCATGGGCAGGACCACCTACTATTATACTTACTAATTCTACTACTGCTGGCGGTAACATTACAATTAATGTACCGGCAAATCCAGGTACTACTTCAAGAGAGATTGAGATTAGATTGCAACACCCAGATGATCCGACTAATGTACAGACTGCATGGAGGAAGATTACACAAGAGGGTAGTAATGCTATTCCAGTAGCGGTTGATTATACAACTAATTTAATTGCAGATACAACCCCATTTGAAAGGCTATTAGATTTTAGTACAGGTACTGGTTGGACTGGTGTTGGAGGTGTTTCTGATCTTGATGATAATTTTGGAGATGATTCTCTACAAATAAGGATTCTATCGGCAGCCTCTTGTACTGTTTATGACAATGATGGTGGTGGTCAATTATCACTACCTGCAGTTTTAAGTAACGGCAATAATGGTAACCCAACTATAAAGATTATACCTGACTCTACATCACCAGGAAGTTCTATTGTAACATACGAGGTTTTTGATGATGAGGGTGCATCTGATAATGGAACTGCTATATTAACTGTAACTGCGCCAACAAACCAGCCACCAACTATATCTGGCCCAAATGAATTTATCATTTCAGGAGCAAATGTCGGTTCGACTTACCCTAGTTTTAACCTGTCTAGTTATGTTAATGATGATTCAGATTCAAATAATGAGTTATCTTATTTCTTTACAGATTCAAGTGGAGGTAATAAAGTAGCGATAACTGCAGGTACTTATACTGGTGTCGCTTCAACAGGACCTTATACCGATGCATTATCGGTAATAACACAAACAGGTATTCCACCTGCACTTTCATATACAAGTCAGGTTAGCTTAAACCCTACACAAGCAGATATAACTGATGATTTTTGGATTCTAGTAGAAGATAGTAATGGTGAAGAATCAGGTCATGTGAATTTTAGATTTACAATGACAGGTGGTAATAATGCAGCGCCAATATGGACGTCAAATGGAGATAATAAACCGGTTTCTCAGTTTAATTCAATACAAGACACTGTAAATAAAAGTGCATTTATTAATGACCCAGACGGTCACGCAATTACTTTTACTGCAACAAAAACATCATCTCCTACTCCTTCTGTTTTTAATTTTGATGAACCGACTGGTGATTGGACATATAACTCTGGTACATGGAATGTGCCTGCTAATCAACAAGTAACAGAAACTTGGGTTATTACAGCAGAAGATATTTATGGAGCACAGGCAACTGGAAGCTTTACACTTTCAATAACTGTGACGGGTGTTGGTTTTATATCAATTCAAAGATCTCAGTTTACATCAGATTCTAATACAGCATGTAACCTTAATCAAGGGATTACCGCGTATTTAGATGCTGCTACTGCAGGTAATATTAACCAGTTACAAACTGGTGATAAAATTTACACACAAATAGATGGTGCTAATAACCCAACTAGTCCACTATTAGCTCCTTCGGAATCTAATAAATGGATTTCGGTAGAGCAATCTAATTTCGGATCTAGGGCTTTACAGATTAATACAACAGATGGTTCGATCATAACCACAGTTGCATGTTCTGTAACAACGGGTAATGCATGGCCGATTACAGTGAATTTTGGAAATGATGAGGATGATGTATGTGGTGATAACTTTGAAACTGCAGTTGTTTGGCAAAACTTAGACGAAACTTATACAACTTTACAACAGGTTGTTGATAATGGTGGCCAATTATTCTCTAACGAATACTTTGCAAACCAATATAATGATGCTACGGCACCAGCCGGTTTGCTAGTTGCTGCTGGTTATTATTCAGATGTAAGTTTAGGTAGTAATTATTATAGACTAACAGGTGGAAACTGGAGTGCTTTAACTACATGTGAAGATCCAATAGTCTATCAAACATATTCTACTAAAGTTTGGTTTAATGAAAACGATCCTGTTTCTATTGATGCAGCATGTACTGGCGCAGGCACATCTGTTCAAAGTACTATTTGGTTTAGAGCAGATCAAAATGCAGAATTCTCTGGGACAGATTTAGATACTGCTTCAAACTTAGAGAAGTTAACATACTTGCTACAAAATCAAATAGTAGCATTTACGTCAGAGGCTGCTGCTAGTTCTTTAGACTATGACGAAACCTGGCCAAGTACTATATTCTTAGGTGATTTTAATGATAGTCCAGTTGCTCAATTTGCTGTTTGGGAAAATGACAACTCAAGTGGATATACAGGAAACTTTAGATGGAAAGGTGATAATATAACATCTGCTGAGTTAGAGTTAGCCAACGCAAATACTGGGTTAGCTGATTGTACTCCAAGATATGAAAGACCTAGTTTAAATACTGATCTGTGTTTAGGTATAATTGAAGATGGTGTACAGGTTTGCGCACCAACACAGGCTACTAGTAGAGAGAATATATTCTACGCGTTCTTCTCATGTGATGCTAAATTTGAAGAGGGAGATCCTTATTGGCCAATGTATATTGTAGATGGTCTACATACTAGCGAACCAGGTTCTAGCTCTTATTTAGAAGATATGTGGCTTAACCTAAATTCAGGAACACACCCTACAATTATTAACAGTGATAATCTAATTAGTTGTTTAACAATTGCACATAAGATTCACGCTATTAATGCTGATGATGCAATTAGTATTATTAAAAGTAAGTCTGAATATGCTAACATAAACGTAAGAACTGTTACAATATCAGGCGTAGACTTGGGATTAACTAGTGGCGCGGCAATTAAATATGGATATACGTCATGTAACCAATGTATTTTAGGATTTGAGCCACAAGGTACGTATACCTTACAGATATTTGATGACGGCGAGGTTATTAATAGATCTATACCTAATTTTGATTTAGAGAAAAACTATGAATTAGATAATGTATCTAAACCTCTGTTAAGGACAAATCCAAAACTATCAACAAACGCTAAATTAGTAGTTAACTCAACCGGCAAAATGTTTATTGAGTCGATTGACGCTACTAAAGAGTTAGCATCTGTTGAATATAAGAAATTTAGTTTAAATAAAGATGGTCAATGGTCTTATGATTTACATAAGTTTTTTAAGCAGGCTAAAACTCCTGCAGATCAAATTTATTTAACAAAGAAGAGTTTCTCTGATTTTTCAGTACAAGAAACTTTTGATAAACAAATAGAAGAAGATTACCATTACGGGACAGTCTATAACTATTCTAAGCTACATGATGAAGACTTTAGAATAATGGCTCCTATCTGGTTAGATAAAAAGATTCCTTCTAAGTTTTTAATCTTTAGAGTTGATGACCCATCAGCTTTAGATTTTGATTCAGTAAGTAACTTTAACAATATGTCTACTATTTTAAATAATAGTGAGATTATTGAGACTTTTGATTTAACTAGAGATAGTGACATCGGTAATTATATTAGAAACCACGTACAGTCTGAGTCTTTCCCTAAGACTCCATTGACTATTAACTTTGATAAAAACGAGAGAAGTACTTTTAATGGTATTGATTTATCTGGTGGTGGATTTACTAGTAAAGGTGAATACCTATATGAAGATTTTGTTAAGAAAGATCAGCCTGTTATTTCTGAGAATGATTTAATTACAAGCGGCTTTGAAAGAAATAAGTTAGCATGTGCTAATTTAATTAACATGGAGTTCTTATTTAACGATAACAATGCAGGTGACTATGAGGTTAATAGATACTTTGGTTTATATGTAGATGATATAGATTCTGGTTACGGGACATTAGAGTCTATTAATCAAAGTGTGATTAAGTTTAAAAGTCTAAACTCTGATATTAATAATAACTCTAGTTCAGCTATTCCAGCTCACAATTTATTGAAAGAGGTTCCTGTTTTAGGTTATGCACATATATCTGATAACTTCTATAAAATCGATCCTACTCAGTTCTATAACGCTTCTAATCTAGAAGTTAGAGTAAAGGATAGTGGCAATAAGATTAAGGATGAAATTAAATTAGCTCCTACTGGAAGATCAGTCGAGATAGTTAAAAATGCTGCTCCAGGTAGTGATTTTATTAAAGTAGATGTTGTAGAAAATCCTGCAGTTAATGATAGGTTCGCAATATTCCCATCTAAAGAGCAGTTATATAGACTTCAATTTAAGAGATATGTTGCTGGTCAATATTTTTCTTTTGGTATTTCTGTAAACGGACAGCCTGAAAGTTTATTTATTGTAACTACAACAGATATTGCTGATTTGGTTCAAACACTAAATAATACGTTTAATGTTCTTAGTGATAACCTAGTCTTTGAAAAAGAAACTGATAATAGCATTGTGTTCTATGAAAAGAGAGCGTCTCTTTCTCCATTTGAACCAACAATATCTCCACAACCTGGTAATACTACTATTGCTAGAATAGAAGAGTTACAAGTACCTTACGACTTAAAGAATAATATGTTCTTTGGAACTGATGGTTTATCTCCAGGTCATTTTAACTCGACTAGTTTCTCAAATCAAGGTACTCTTGCTGAAGTAACTTCTGCTATCGTTAAGTCTATTAATTCTGTTGATAACGGATTTACAGCACTAACATACGATAAAGCTGAACATTTCTATATTAAAACAGACGTTATTGGATATAGACTACTGCAAGCTGGTATTGCGATACCTGATGAAAACGCAAATAACTTTATCTCTATTAATGCTGCGAACGAAGATGTTAATAATTTACTAAGGTTAGATATATCTGAAAATTCAACAGATGTACTTTCTAATAGTAATGTATTTTTCTTTACTGGTGGTAATGCTGCTAATAAATCTATGTTAGTTACTTTAGATTCTATTGAAGATATTAACATTAATGATTATATAGAGACTAAATCTTCGGGAGTTTACAATAAGGTTATTGATATAGTTGATGATATTGAAAGATTACCACTACAATACAAGAAAGTTATTTTAGAAAGAGATAACTCTATTGATAACGGTGAAATTAATGTATTTGCTGATAATCTAGTTAGACTAGGTTTATTCTCAGCATACGATATTCATGATATGAATTTTGATTTCTATAATACTTCTAACTCTGATTTAAAAGAATTACAGTACGAAACTGCACAAGAAATTAATTACGAGCCAGAGCAAAATGCACAAAATGATTTATATCCATTTGGTGAATTAGAAAACAATGATTACACAATCCAACCTTCTAGGTATTTTACAGGATTAAATGATGTATTAGTTGAAGAACAGGCTGATGATTTTAATGAAAATATAATTCAAAGTGAATATGATAGACTGCAGGAGAACTACTTAAAAGAGTTTGCAGTCGAATCTAGAGTAGTACCTACAATTAACAAATGGGTTCTAAAAGATACAGTGACTGTACGTGAAGAGCCTTATTATCTAAATGCTAACGAAGCATTTGGAAGATCTAACTTCTCAGCAGATTTATCATTTGAGAATAGAAACAGATTAGGCATGACTCATGAATGGTTCTATGTAAATAATTTACCAAAACATTTAATTGAAAATCAAGGAACTAATGAGAGCCCCGAGTATAGATTAAATGATTCGTTTAGTTACATAAACTTTATGGAAGGTTTTGAAATGACTCCTTCTATTTTTAAAGATGTTAATTTTGATTATTTCGATAGATTCTTTATTACAGATGGATTTGAGACTAAGGGTGAAAACAACTATAAAACTTTTGTAAAAACTAATAGACAAAAGAAATATACTAAAGTAGATGGTGGTAATGACTTGTCTTTTGCTGAGACTATCTTTAAAGGATTAAAAGTTAGCTTTAAAAATAGAAAAGAATTTACTTCAGAAACTCCTGTAGATTTTATTAAGTCTTCTGATTTTAATGGTTATAGATTTAGTATCTTGTTAAATGTAAAAACTGCACAAGAGTCTAATGGTATTGAATATGAAGTAATTCAAAATAAGAAATTTAAGTTTGTTGTATTCTTTATCTCATTAAGCTTAGATGATTTATGGGCAGATCAAACTCTTACTAAAAAGCTATTATACGAATTAAAACACTCTCTTGTTTGGGATAATGAGAATAGTACCTTTAAATACTCAGATATAAAATTAGATGGACAATTAGATTTTAACTCTTTAAACCAAACTAACGACCAAGTAGATGACTATTTAGTTTTAAAAGCTTTAACACATGCTGATGATAGCGTACCTCAATTCTTAGAACAAATTAACAAGAATGATAACGATGAATTCGGAGCTATTATAGTTAAATTAAACACTGCATTTGGTGATGTAGTTCTAAGATTAAATATTGACGATGTGTTAGGACAAGATAGTATTAAATTAACACAGCCTGTTAAGAATATTACGAACGGTGATTTTGGGGATGGTTTTGATTCAAATGGAATAGAGTTAACTCCTACAATAGATTTATCTAACCTACCTAATTACTTACAATGGAACGGTGAATATACATATATTGGTGGAGGTATAAATGCATACGAAAATATTTTAAATGCGTTAGGTATACAAAACGTAGCCGAGATGTTACTTAGAGATCCTGGTAATGTAAAATACACTACGGTTGAAACTAACGGTACTATTGAACAGAATAAATTTATTATTCTAATTGAAGATGGTGTAGAGATTATTAAGGAGTCGTTTATCATAACTACGGAAGATGAAGATAAACCTGAGTCCTTTAAGTTGTCGACAAGCAATATTGGCTATAATTTAACTAATAGTTTTACTTACTATCCATTCTTAATTAGACATAATGGTGGCTATACGATTGATACAACACCTGTTGTAACTTTCACAGATATTTACTCTCACATGAAGACTAATACTTTACAGAATACATCAAACGTAAATGAAATTAGTCTAGAAGAGAGAATGTATAAGCACTCTTTATCAGATACTTCTGAAATTGAATTAGCTAGAGATTATTATAGAAAATATAATAGATGTGGAGTTGCTTTTAATTTAGGGTTTATCTATGATGGTGGTAATCATGATGAGAATTGGGGTAAAATAAAAAATCATTTCTATAGAAAAGTAAATGAATTTAATACCGCTGGTATTACTAAACTATCTACTTCTACAGATAAGTTGCCACTTTATCCTTTAATTGGTGAAATTGCAATTGATAAAAAAGATGTACATGTATTTAGATCTTCATGGGATAAAAACTATTATACCAGATCCCTATCAGGCGGATTATCGGAATCAGTGCCTGGTACATTTGAGACAAAAGAAGAGAAGTCTTATCTTGCGTCTACCATTATGAAAACTGCAGACAACTATGAGTTACTACAGTTTATCCCTGAGGTGGTACAAACAGAAGAAGAATTAGATGATATTCTAAGGAATAATACTAATACAACTGATATTGTGATGTTTGAAGATAAAGAGAGGGTTGTAATAGATTTTTATATTGACTTTACAATAAATAGAAGGTTAAGTCAAGAAGGAGTTTTAGCAGCAATTACTGAGTATGTATTGCCGATAGATTCTGCTGAAGATAAAACAACATTACAGGATGATGCTAGATTATACATTAGTGATAACCTAGTAAATGCGTTTGGTGTTAGCAAAATTAAACTATTTACAAAGAGAGTAAAGGGTGTAGCATCAACGTTGGAAAATGCATCTACACTAGATGCGTTAGATGACGGTGGCTTTATTGCGGATCAAAACTTTAGTTTTAAAGCTCACGAACAAAAGCCCCTTAATTTTAGGTTGATATATAATAAAAGATTAGGTTACTCCTATAGGATTAGACCTATGGTAAAAATAACGTCATAAGGACATGGCCATAAACATTCAAGAAATACTACACCCTAGCGACTCAAGCCAGATCAAGTGGGAAAAGGTTAACTATAACTTTGACCAGATTCTTGCGAATGGAGGTGGGCCAATAGGACAAAAAGGTACAAAAGGCTCTCAGGGCTCAGTAGGACAAACTGGTGCTAAAGGACAAAAAGGTGCTCAAGGTTTAAAAGGTGAGACTGGAACTACAACTTCTAGATGGGAAACAATTCCTGTTAACCCTAGTAACGCAGCAAATCCAGATTACGTAATACTTAAGCCAAAATTAGAGAGCGATACTTATCATCCTGTAATTTTCTTAGGAGATCAGACTTATGACAATGTAAATAATAATGACGGCTTAACTGGTTTAAGATCAACTTTAGTTATTGGTAAACATGCCTCTACTTCAGATGAATATCTTACATTTTGGCATGGACCTATTAACGGAACTGTAAATAATGTTTCTATTACTCTTGAATCTTCGGAAGAAGTTGATGGTGATGGAAATACATTTGTTAAATATAAACTGGCTGAAACATTTGGTTCAAACCTTAATAACCCAGCTGAAACTGTTGAATTTAGTTTAGGAACTGATAAGTTTTCAATAGGTAATGGTACAGGCACTAACGTATATTTTCTTGGTGCAAACTCTACATTCAAATTACCGGAAAGTGCAATTGCTAGCCCAGAAGCTGGTATGGTTAGATATTACCAAGGCCAATACTGGGGTGCAGTAGATAATGCAGGTACAGTAAGTTGGACTCCATTCTGTATGTCTCCATGTGGAGGTGGCGGATATAGTGGTACAATTACTCTAAACCCAACTGATAACATCGAAGTAAATTACGATGGTTCTGTTTACGGTAACTCAATTGAAATTACAAACGGAGAAGACGTTGAAGTAGATGTTAACGGAGATCCTTGGACTGGCAGTAGTGCAACTACAACTCAAGCAACTTCAGCAACTACTACGGTAGCTGCACAAACAATTGAATTTGATTCAGTAACATGGACTCCAAGTTCAGGTGTAAGTGCTAGTGCAAGTAGTCAAAGCTTCCTTTACCTAATTGACGGAGTTGCTGGACAACTTTTAAATTCTGGTTTAGTTACAGCTCCATCATGGATAACATTTAATACTTATTCTGGAGGTGCAAATAATAATAGAGCTGAATTTACAGTTGCAGAAAATACAAGCACAAGCCAAAGATCTGGTGTAATTGCAATTACACACCCAAGTAATTCGAGTATAACTGATAGTATTTCTATAATTCAAGTGGGTGTAAATGCGACTGCAGCTACAACTCAAGCAACTGCAGCTACAACTCAAGCAACTGCAGCTACAACTCAAGCAACTGCAGCTACTACTCTACCATTATATACGGCTTCTATGGCTAACTTAAGTGTTAGTGATGGTTTAGAAGGTAGCACAACCCAATATACTTGGGCACAGAATGGTCCTAGCGTAGTAACGTTTAACCCATCAACTATGGCAGAAGGTTCAAATACTTATTCTTTAGTTCTTCAAGTACCTAGTGGATATAGTAACGCAGGACAACAAGTGATTGCACAGGCTACTGCAGTTGGTGCACCTGCATACAAGATTAGTTACGACCCTAATGGCGGAACTGGATCCGGTACAGGAGCTGGTACTGGTGGAGCTGGTCTAACAGTAGCTGCTAACTCATTCACTAGATCAGGTTATACATTCGATACATGGAATACTAGTTACATGGGCACTGGTACGTCATACGCCCCAGGTGCAGTACCTCCAACGAGTGCGTTTACCGGTACAGATGGTATTTACGACCACTTGCAATTATACGCTAGATGGAGCAGTTCAGCTACAGTAGCTACAACAACTGCAAGTTCAGGCTCAGGTTCAGGCTCTGGTTGTACGAATTATACATTAATGAACCAAAGTACCACGTACGTGAGCGGAACACTTCAGGGTGTACCTAACTGTGATGGTTACGGTGATTTAAGTGTACAAATTGGTTCATACTCGACCACACAAATATGTACATCTGCGCCGCCAGCTCAGATCTATTCATCGCTTCAGGCGATAGGTGGTGCTAGTGTAACAGTAACACAAGGTTCTGCATGTTAAAATTAAAATTATGAAAGACAAAATAAAAAACATACTCTCGAATAAGACTCTAGTAACATTTATTGCTGGAGCTCTTGTCGTTATGTTATTTCTTAGACAGTGTAATAGTATTGAGAATTTAAAACAAGACGTCAAATTAGCACAAGAAGATGCGGGTAGACAACTTAATAATTTTAAAGCAGCTCAAGACTCTGTTACGATACTAAGAAATGATAATGGCGATCAACTTGCTCAGATTAGATCTTATGAATTTGATTTATCAAATATGGAATCTAGCCAAGCTAAGTTAACGAAGAAGTATAAAAAAGCGTTAGCACTTAATAATGATTTAAAAGAGGTTAACTCATTAATCTCAGCTAACTTAGAAATTAAAGATAGTCTAAGTGTAACTACAACAACTGAGACTATAGACACAACAACTACTAAGGTTACGTTTGCGTCATCAGAAGATTTTGGTGATGGTAACTCTAGAGAACTAACAGGATTCTCTACTTTTAAATATGAATTTGAACAATTTAAAGTATTGGAAACTAAGTTTGAATTAAAACAAACTCTAAGCCTGATGGCAGCAATTGAAAATGTAGACGGAGCTGATAGGTTAAAGCTATCGACTAGTTATCCTGGATTAGAGATTAAAGATATTGAAAATATAAATCTGGTTAATAGCAGATTAAATAGAAGAGACCAAAAGAAATCTAGGTGGCTAGTTGGCTTTGGTGTTGGATATGGTATTAACCTGAATAACGATCAAGTAATTAGTACAGGACCATCGATTGGTGTTGGACTTTACTGGTCACCGAAATTTTTACAATTTTAAAACATGGCGCAATCATCCAGATATTTTAGAATAGACCAAGACATTCTACTTGAGTTTATCTACCACGACCAAAACGATCCTGAAAAGTTTCGTATTGAAGTAGATGATAATGGTAGTGAGGTTAAATTCTTAGACACGGTTCAAGGAGATCCATTTAGTACTAGACATTTAATTAATGAGTTAGGTGCTGATGTAGTGAACTTTGATGTAACCTCTATATCCGGTTATTTAGCAGTAGAAAACTTTGCCGCTAGAACTTTACTATTACAAAACGGTAAAACATATAAATTTGATTTAAGTGCTTTAGCTAATCCAGCTGATTTTTCAATTAGCGGTAGTTTAGGTATTTACTCTTATTCAGCAATAACTCAGATCGGTGAATTTACTCCTAATGTAAACGGCACGGCGGAATACTCTTACCCTGGATTAAAGGGTGGTAAAATTGTGGTTGATACTAGAGCTAACCCTCTATTTGCATCGCCAGATGAAGCAACTGGAAATGATATTAACCAAACTATTGGTAGATACCATGCAGTTAATGTACCTGGGGATAATAAAACTAAATACGCTCTTATAGGCTATGATTCAACTGGTAATTATGAGCAGCTTAATTTCATTAATAACTCAGTAGAGTGGACTGGTTCTAGAGAAAACGACATGTTGAACTATCAACAAGACGCAACTCAGAATATTAACTTTATCTTATATGATACTGTAAGGCTTCACTTAAGGTCTGGCTTTTCATTTGATGCTAGAGGATATGAAGGTTTCCTATTTGAGGTTAGCGTTGATAGACAGACACAAGTTAAAAACTTTTTAACTCAGTTAGTTTACTTAAACCAAAGTAACTATGAGTTCTCTAATCCTAGACCTTTTATTTTAGGTGAGACTCTTTGGTCAAAGTATATTAACATTAAACTTCCAGCTTTAGTTGGACAAAACCAAGAATTCTTAGATAGATTTTATGGAGATGGTACACTTAACGGAAGTGACTTAAATACTAACTCTAACTATAATATATCTTTTAAACTCTTAGATAGATTAGAAACTATTAATGGGTATGACTTTGTTTATACTGGAGAGGAGAATGCATTTACAGTTTCTAGAGAAGACGAGTTTGTTGACTTTACAGTTGTAGTTGAAGATGCTGAAGATGGAGATTATTTTAAAATTTATGGTGAGAAAGATAACTCTTTAGCAGGGTTTGAGGGGCATATTTTAAGTAGAATACAATCTTCGTCAGACGATATTGTTGTAATATTCGATGTTGACGTATTTGAACAAGTGGGTACTTCGCAAATAAAAACTTCAAGCAATACATTTACACAATATGAAGATTTTAGTACACCTATTGTCTTTAGACCTGTGATTCAAAATGCACATAATGCTGTAAACTTCTCAATTGATGTAACAATGAGAATTTACAATCAAACTGATAATACTCAAATTACTAAAAGAGCAAGTTTAACTACTGCACAAGCTGCTAGGTACGGAAAGAGATTAGCTAAGCTAAAGATTGATAGCCCGAATATAATGACCGAAGTCTATAATGTATTACCAAGTTTAACTTCTAATAAAACAGTAGAAGGTTTTATCACAGACAATCTACCTAGACCTGTAAAATATGTACCTGTATTTTTAGAGAGGTACAATGTAATTGCTTCAAGTGCTAGAGTAGATTTAACAGGCATTGGCTCAGGCTCAGGCGCAGGCGCCGGAGAAATGAGAGCTGAAGTTGAAGAGTTAGAAACTTCTGAATTTGTAAACGAGGGAGACTTAAGTATTTCAATTCCCCCATTTGCTACTTATGTAAAATTTGTAATTGCTAAAAAGAGAGGTGATGACTTCGAGTATATCTCTTTTGAAAATGCAGAGCTAGTGATATTAACCTTTAACGATGGTAATACTAAATTGAAGTTTAACCATGTATACAATAAAGATATTGACATGGGTAAAGGCGAAGTCTTATTTAAGATAAACGAACAGAACGCAAACACAATTAGAGGTATGCAATCTAAGACATTCTATATTAGTATAGATAATGGCACAGATGAAACCATGGTAACAAAAGGTAAATTCACACTTAGCTAATGGTATTAAATAGTAGAAATAACGCATACGATTTTAGATTCCCAAGAAACTTTATTCCAGATGAAGTGGCTGAGAAGTATAAAGCATACTTGAATAAAGTACCTGGAGGTCTTTTAGCAGAACCAATTGATTTTGTTAATTATTCTATCCAAGGTCTTAATATACCTGGTATTACATTTGACCCAGTTACTCAGGCAGATAATGATGGTACAACAAGGTATCATAGAGGTGCGGTACCAATTCAAAATACAATAACAAGAGAATTTACAGTGACTTTTCAGTTACTGGATGGATTCATTAATTATTGGATTATGATGGATACGCTTTTATACTATTATGCTAGACAAACTAAAGAGCCTTATATTGAACCTATGACTCTAAGGATTTTAGACGGTGAAGGTGCTTCAGTTGCATACATGGAATTCAATAAAATAATTATGAACTCAATAAACGAGTTAAATCTAAATATGGCAGAGAATGTTGCAGATTTTAATACATTTGAATGTAGTTTCTTCTACAATAAACTAGACCTAAGATTAGAAATAGATTAAAAGATATATACATTATGAAAACATTTAATGATTACTTAGTTGAACAACAGATCACAGAGGTTGACATGCAACTCTTACAAGAGGGTCTGCAGTCTGAGTGGACTCCTGAATTAGAGGCAAAAGTTGATCAAGCTCTAGAAGAATTTGTAAAACAATACTTAAATGAAGAGACTGGTGAATTTGATCTAGATAGACTAGAAGAAGATATAATCAACGAAGGTCTATTAGGTTCTATTATCGGTGGTTTAACCGGTTTTGCTTTAGGTAAATCTGTCGGTAAGATGTTAGCCAAAGTACTTGGTATTCAAAAAGGTATATTCTACGATTTATTAACCTCCAGATTAGTCGGTGCCGCTCTTGGTGCTGCGTTTGGTAAAAGATTCTAAATTGAATTTAGTTACAGTTGACTTCTCGCTTAATTCCCCTGGTATTTGTGTCTGGCAATCTGATACGAATGAATATCACTTTATCTCATATATTAAAGCTGGCTCAGGAACAAAAGCCGAACAGAAACGACAAGAAGAAATAGGCACATTCTCAGATGTGACCCTAGTTCATCAACCCGATTGGAAATTAGTGGTTGGTGATTACTCAAAGAACGAGTTCGCAAAAATCAAAAGATATATTAAGACTGCAGATGACATCATTAACCTGATTGTCAATATCACGCAGACGAAACAAGATTATCATATTGCATTCGAAGGTACATCGTATGGTTCTAAAATGGGAACTAATAATATGATTGACATGGCAGCAGGAGCTGCAATTCTAAAAGAACAAATGATAAGCCAACTCGAGGTCAAAAATTTACTGACCGTTGCACCTACTACAATTAAGAAACATGCAGGTAAAGGGAATATGAATAAGTTAGCTCTTTGGATGTCATTCCTAGATAATGTTTGTCAGTCTTCTGAGTTAGCTAACAGTCCTCTATTTAAGTATTGTGTAGATGAGATTGGAGAGGTTAAGAAAGTGCCAAAGCCATTTGACGATCTAGTCGATGCCTGGTTCCTTAATCATTATTTGCTTCAGCAACTTGGGGAAAATTTGCCAGACTAACCAAGTCTGCTTCAAGCCGCGAAAGCCCAGAACTGTACCAAATCTCTGCCTTCAGCCTAGTCTCTGCTTCCAGCCCTGGAATGGTACTTATCTTTCTTTGGCCTTAAAGACATGCCTTATATGCGACTCTGGAGAAAAGGTTTCAAATCTATTCAATCTTTTTTCAACTTTCTTCTCAAAGCCTCCTTTTGATCTTCTCTTCTAAGCTCTTCTTCGAGCTCACGACGCTTCCATTCACGTCTTTCCCATTCCATTCTGTCTCGTTGTTGGGATTGCATCTCCCAAGGTCTGTGGGCCCATGACATAGGCACCTCCTCTTTTTTGTTTGGATTAGCCTGCTAAATAGTAATCAATTCTAGCAGGGATAACTTCGGTTTCGTTACATATATTACAACATTTACCTGTATCTTTTACAGGCCATGGGTTATTACCATACTCATTTAGAATGAGCTCGTCGCAAATACAACATTTAAAGGTTTTACTTTCCATATTAGCAGTATGATTTAATTTCATCCATTTGTTTCTTGATTTCTACACAAGCTTCAGAATATCTATCTACTTCCGGGTATTTAAAACCTAACCAAAGCATATCAATATTAACTGGACCTGCGCCACCGATGTGGTCATCAATCCACGTACAGAACGAATGAAGCGAGTTAGCCTCATCGATGTATAAACTTTCCTCTATATAATAATAACCCTCTAGA